AATTGCCTGAATACCTCTTGAGTCAATCTCAATTGTCCATCAATATAAACCTCAACAACAAAGCTGAAATTAGGTTGTGCAGTCTGATCACTGCTAAATGTGAACACCAAAGGATTGCCAGCTGATGCAATTAGTTGTGGCTCATCATATATGGTTATTGCCATGTTTCTGTATTTTTATCAAATTTAATTTCAAACATCAACCCGGTAATCTCAGCCAAGTCATTTGCTATCTTAGTCAACACCTCATCAGTGATGACATTGTCAGTGATTCTCTTTGGCTTTAATCCTCGTTGCTTGATGTTGGATGCAACAGCATACGCATGTGACATCTCAAGTCCTTTCCATTGACTGATCGCTGTTGCCATGTTATGAGATACACCAGGATAGTTGAATGAGAATTGACTACCATAGTTGTTGGTCCCAACAGCATTCACACCTTGATCCACAAATGGATAGTAATCATCAGCCTCTAATCTGAATGACAGCTGTCCAGTTGGAACTGGGATGATGGATGCTGCCAATCCTCCAGTATTGTTGGCAACTTTCTTTGTGTAATCTCTGAACTCTGTTGCAAGCTGATTGGATATCTCAATTAAGAATCTATCATATACGCTTGCTGGTTGCTCAGCATCATTGGCTGATATCCCAAAGTCATCAAGAAAATCAAGATCTGCCATTACTTAATATGCGTTGATGTTCTTTTTCATCCACTATCTTAAAGTAGTTCATCCAGAATAAAGTCTTTACATAAGGCTGTTGCGTAACTTTGTCCACACTGATTCCCATTTCTTTGGATAGTCTATGTAAGATAGTTGTCCAATTAAACCACTCCGAATCTTCTGGTCTTGAGCTATCTGCATCATCTCCATCTTCGCCCTCGCTGTCTGAATTCCTAAGATAGCCATCCTCCGCTTTTCTGATAAGTCCAAAAAAAAACTAAAGAAATTTAGAAACTCATCACCAGGGAAATGTTCCTTGAATAATTTGTATCTATCCTCATTTGGATTCAGCACTCTGCCTCTGTCATCCTCTTGGCAATATTCCATCCCTTTCTCAACATACATGATGGCAAGAGCTTGACATGGATCTTGGCTGATATCCTCAATCAGTTTTAAGTCAATGATCTGTCCAGTTGAAACGTGTCCAAAGTTTTTCTCAAATCTGAATTGCTTGCCTTCAATCTCAATGATCTCATTTGGCTCCTGGTAATTATAAGATGTTAATATCTGGAGCATGTGAGCAGATGCAGCTTGAATGCTGTTTACATCAGCTCGCTTGATTCTGTTGATTGACTCTCCAGAAAATAAACTTAGCAACTGACATTGGAAGATTAGAAACTGAGTGATGTCATCCTTCTGGTCCTTCATTGCCTCTGCCATCATCAGCCACTTGGCCATCTGATCTGGAGTGCATTGACTTATTGATGTCGGTAGTTTTATCTCAAGTTCTTTCATACTCTTAAAGCCATATACCTTCCTCTGTTGCTGTATTCCTTTCTGCAGTTCCAAGCCAATGCTGTTGAGATGACACCATCATCATGCAATCCAGCTGGTGCAGAATAACTCACGTTCCTGGTATTTGGATTGTAAATATAAGAAAAATTCTCAAGCTCATCAATCAACCATTGTTCATTCACAATTGAAATTGCTGATTGCTCAAATGCCACAGCAAGATCCTCAATGATGATTGGCTTTGTTTTGGAGGTAGTGACAAATGGATGAATCATATTCTTGCACCTGGTTGCCAGCATCTCAAAGAATACATCACCTTGATTATTGACCTCCACCAATGTGGTTGCATTGTATTGCTTAATCAGTGTTGCCACCTTATCAATGATCTTGCTCCACTCATCATGGCGCCATCTGTGAGCAGCAACCATCTGTCCATCCTGGTTGATGATTGTGAGCACAGTGTAATCATCAGCTCTGCCAATATCAAGACCAGCATACATCTTTGATGTCTTGGCTCCAGTGCCAATGCAATCAGATACATTCCTAAATATACCACTGGCATTATCAATGAACTCAGCCAGATACTCTTGCCGGAACACATAATCTGGTAGGGATCGCTTTCTCTCATCCAACTCCCTTGGATCAATCATTGGATTGTCATAGGATGTGAAATGAAAGTAAGCATATCTCTCATCATAGTTTGGCTGCATGCAAAGCTTATGGAAATGATTCCTCCCTTTTGGAGTTGATATAAAGATAATCTTCTTTCCTTTTACCAGAACTGTTGCACTCAAGACCTCATCCCAAAGCTCTGGTCTGGTGAATGCCATCTCATCAACAACCATGTAATCAAATGTATTACCTCGGATATTATCTGGTCTCTCTCCAGAGAAGAACTCAATTGTTGAGCCAAAGCCTGAGATCATCAAGTCTGATCTATTGAAAGTAAACAATCCACTGGCTGTGGTTGCCCTCTCCATTTCAGAGAATACTTTCTTGCCTTGCTTATAAACTGGAGTAACCCAAGCAATCTTGCAACCTTTGTCATTGATGGCCCACCAAAGCAATTGGTTGATGCCAAGCATGGTCTTGCCAAACTGCCTTCCTATGTTGAGAGCATAGTATTTTTCGTGACCATGGTTTATGGCATCATGAATGCTTCTTTGATTATCATGTGGCTTGTAGCCTTTGATTGTACTCATCACAACAAAGATAATGAAAAAACCCGCTAAGTGTGGGCGACCGTGTTTCACAATCCATTAACCATAGCGGGTGTATTAAAATGATCTGGCAACTGTTCAAATGGTAAGTACCCAGATACCTCATTCAAAATCAAACTTCTCTACATTACGAGTCTCAACTTGTTGACGATCATGCATGCCGAGTCTGTTCTTTGCATAGAAGATTCCTTTGCCTTCATTTCCCACAATGTCAATGGCTAAGCCTTTGAATAGGTTGTCTATTTTTTTGATAGTGTCAGATTTGAGTTGATCATCAGAATCCAACCATCTGTAATAAGTATCTCTTGAAATAGCTTTATCCTTTCTGACAATAGGAATCCAGATTCTAAGGAAATAGTCTATCGTTGGAATATGTCTATCTAACACCATTACAATATCTCCTTTATTAGATATCATTTCTTTCTTATGGTTAAGACACTCCTCAATATAGATATGAGCAAGTTCCTCCAGATGTATTATAAACTCATCGGAATATGCCATTGTTCTTAATATATATTATTGTTCGATTATTTGCAATACTTAACATAGAAAGTATATGGTACAACTTTAAGCTTTGCAAGTATCCAGATGAGATGCTTGTATTTTTTAAAGTCATATTTATCAAAGAATCCTCGATCTCTTTTGTGTAGATTAACCAGCCTCATCATTCTCTCAGCGGATGCTCCAAGCTTTGTGAAATCAAACTCTGATTTATTGCTAAGCTGTTGCTTTGCCTCTTCCTTTGATATCTTTCCAGATCTGACTTGAGCTGCAAGGTAAACAATGCGTTTATCAATTCCAAACTTCTCCGGCAATAGGAATGAGCCAACGAACTCAGTATAAACATTCTCACAATGCTTGCCACCATAATCTTGCCAGTTGATCAGCCGTTTCATTTCAGCCTCCATTGATTCTCTATCAAACCCATAATGGAATGGTCTCACATTCTTGATACCTATCAAGGCATAGAATAGTTGGTCCTTGAAAGTGAATAGAGGATAGTTGTGTAGTTTGAGGCCAGTGTATTTGTTATAAACAGATTCAATGTATTTGGCATCCATATAAGTCCAACCTTTTGGAGTTGATCCTTCTGTTCTAAAATCATGACCATTGAGGATGTACTTGATATTGTACTTGAATGCAGTATCATACATCAGCTTAGTCATTGCAATATCATTTGGAATATCAGCATCTGGAATACCAGCCCAAAGGAATGCATCATTGAGTCTATCGTATTCAGCTTTGTTGACATTGTATGTGATGCAATCAACTCCGAGCTTTTCAACCAAAGCTCTCATGTTGTGCATTGCCTCTGGAGCATTCCAATTGTTGTCAAAGTGAATGACTAATGGCTTGAGATCCCAGTATCTCACTGCAGTGAATAACAGTGTTGAGGAGTCAATACCTCCAGAGATTCCCATGATACAATCATATCTTTTATCTTTACCTTTGGCTCTAATCTCTCTAATCAGATGCTTGAGTTCATGAGGATTGGCTTGCAGCTCCAGTTCATCA